GTCCTGCGCGAGGATGCGCCGCTGCGTCGCGTCGATCCAGTCCCTGTCCTGGTAGCGCGGCTCGACCCCGATTCTCTTCCCCGGTGTGGGTGGCCTCAGCCCCCCGCCGCGCATGGCGAAGCCGTCAGCTGGCTTCGCCTTGGACACGTCTTGTATTCGCTCGTCCCTTCCGAAGAAGTTGAAGTTGTCCTCGTCGGTCGCCTTGCGCGCCTTCTTGAGTTTCTTGAGGGCGTTGATGTGCCTGCCCTTGCTCCTGACGGCGGCGAGTTCCTGGACCTCCTCCATGCTGACATCCGAGTAGACGTACCAGCCGATGTCGCGCAAGTCCTCGTACAGTTCCTTGGCGCGGTTATTAATTTCCGTGTCCGAATAGGCGCGACCAGAATCTGAGGCAATTGTGCCGTACTTCTGGATGAAGTTTTCGCGCTCCTCGTCGCCGAGGTCATCCCACGACTTGCCCTTTAGGAAGCCGACCATGAGCTCGCGGCTGTTGTCGTCGTACAAGACCCCGCCGATCGCCGCTGATCCGGGCGTGCGAACCCTGTGCAGCGATGCGAACCCGTCGCTCGCCCCGACGGATGCCATCGCCTCGCTCGCCGCGTCCACTTCGGGCGCCTTCTTGCCGTTGTCGAGGCCGCCGAACATCTTGCGCAGGTTCGGGGACTTCTCCAGCATGTAGTTGACGGCGGCCTGCGCGTCCTTGAACGCCCTGTTGAGCGCGTCCGGGTCGTCCTTGAGCAGACGCATCCAGCCCTTGATGTAGGGGGCATGATCCTCCCGGAACGGCGCCTCTACGCCGTGTGCGGCGAGGACTAGCGCCGACCCGATCTCGGCGACGAGTTCCTCGTACGCCCTCGACACATTGTCGTGCGAGTACTTCTCGATCGATTGGCGGTTCAGGCGCGACTTGCCGCCGGTCCAGTGCACGGCCTCGTGGGCGAGCGTCGAGCTCCAGAGGAGCGGCGAAACGCCCTTGCCGTACGGCGGCATGGAGATGTAGTCCCCGGTCGGCGAGAAGTGCGGGGTCTCGTCAGCGATCTTTACTTCCACCCCGAGCTCCGCGATCGTCGCGTCGAGCGTTTTGATCCTCTGCTCCTCGGGCAGGTCGGCCGGTATCGCCCTCAGCGCCTCGTCGCCGCCATCGGTCTGGTCGACGTTGAATACTGTCGCGCCACGGAAGACCACGAACTCCTTGAGGTTGCCGTCATCGTCCTCTTTCTTGACGAGTTGCGGGCGGAGAATCGGAATGCCCTTCTCCCCCTTGCGGACGATCGCGCCCCGCGCCTTGAGTTGGTTGAAGCCGGCGTACCTGCCGGTGTTGTACTTCTTGTCGTTCGTCGCGAGCATCAGGAATAAGGCGTTGAGCCCCCTGTACGGCTTCCCCGTGGTCGGGTTGATCGGGAGCGAGTCGCTTCGCCACGACGGCTTCCACGTTTTGGGGTCGGCGGTCTCGAGTTCGGCGATGAGCCTCTCCCTCACGGTGCCGACTATCTCGTCGATCTTGGACTGCTTGACCTCCTCGTCGCTGCCGCGGCTGGCGAAACCGAACGGTTCGTCCCAACCCTGATCGTCGTCGTCCGGGACGTCGAAGCCCCACATCCTCCAGTACTTCTCGAGGATTTTGTCAAATGCCCTCGCCCCCAGGCTGTCCTGCTCCTCCTCGGAACCGCGCGACGCGAGGCCGCGCATCCTGTCTTCGTTGGCAGAGAAATCCCATATATCTGGATTTTGTTCGTAATAACTTTGAGCCGCACTTGAGTCATAATCACGATCACCGGGGCGTGGCCCACCTATGTTTTCATAATACTCTTGTTCAACAAGGAACTGTTCTTCGTTCGTTAGCTTTTCCCATGCGACATCTTCGCCACGAGAGGCGAGGCCGCGCATCCTGTCTTCGTCTTGGTCAAGTTCAACGTAATCCTCGCCAGCGGCGGCAGAGTCGTCGTCCTCATCAAACGGCAGTTCGCCCTCGGTGCCGCGGTCCATCTCGTCGAGATCTGCCTCGTCGAAAGAATTGAAGTAATCCATGTCCCGGTACTTCGGGTTTTCGTATCCGTGCCTGTCGAATGCCTCGAGGAGGACGTCCTCCACGCCATCGGACATGACCCAGTTGCCGTCTTCGTCCTGCCCGACCAACTCCGGGGTATCGCCATCAAGGTCGTACCCCTTGAGGAGTTCGTTCCGTTGGTCCTGGGACAAGTCGCTCCAGTTCCCGAGGAGCGCGTCGACCATCTCGCTGTCGACGATGGTGCCGTCCTCGGTCTCGGTCGTCGCGATGTCCAGGTTCCTCAGCGGCCTCGTGTCGACGAAGGAAACGTCTCCCTTTCGGAACTTGTTTATCGCCCTCTTCTTCGCGTCGGCCACCTTGCGCGCGGCATTCCTCTCATCCGTCCTCGCCTTCCTGATCTTGGCGTTGCGATCGTCGCGCGCCTTCAGCAGTGCGTCGACGTACTCCCCGATGCTCGGGTCCTCGGCTGTGAGGATCTTGCCCTTTTCGTCGTCGCTCAGCTGCTCCCACGCGTCGACGGAGTCCGTCGCCTTGCGCTGGGACGAGGCGGATATCTGGCGGTCGCCCCTCCAGCCGTCCCTGCGCGCGACCTCGACCAAGATCTCGGTGTTGCTGTAGGGCCTGGTGCCTGAGGCGAAGCCATCCGCGTCGGCCTCGTTGATGTAGTTCCTGAGTGCGTCGTCGACGGCCATGTCGGCATCATCGGCGCCACGCCTCGGCTTGTCTGCCTCGGGGATCATTTGTGCGGGTGCCTGGCGCTTCGCCGGCGGCACGAATTCCTGGCCGAACGTATCGGCGTACGAGGCTCGCCTCTGGAAGTCGTGCGAGATCTTCAGCAACTCCTCGTCGATGCTCTCCTTCTCCGCGCCGGTCGCCTGCCTCCTGGCGTTTACGAGCCTGTTGCCTTCCTTCGTGAGGTCGGCCTCCGACATGTCCCAGTACTTCGCCAGACCCTCGTTGTCGGGGCGGCGGTTCGCGAGGTAGGAGACGTCCTCCCTCGTCTCCGGCTCCATGATGCCGGCGTCGAGCGCCTCGTTGCGCTGGGCGCGAGTCCATGTGCCCTTGTCCTTCGGCAACTTCGGTGTTGAGCGCGGCTTGTCGAGGAGCGCGTCGCCGCTTCGCTTGCGGCCGCGGACGTCGGGGAGGTCGAAGCCGGGCTTCTTGACCGGGATGAACGGGCGCATGAATGCGCTGCCGTCCTGCACGAAGCCGTCGCCGTCGCCGTCGAGCGCGTACGGGTTGAAAGTCTGGGCCAGGTCGCGAATCTTCCCGATCGCCTGACCGATGTTCCCGCCGGCCTGGCCGATCGTCGCGCCGAGCGCCTTCACCGCGTTCTGGAGGGCGTCGAGCGCGCTCGCCGTCATGAGGCCGTCGATTATTACGCCCCTGGAGCTCGGCCTCGCCTTGAGTTTGTGGTGCCGAACCACGGGGGTGATGAAATCCTTTGCGCCGGACATGTAGGCCTCCGGCAACTCGATGAGGTGGAGTATCTCCGATTTGGTCTCCGACGGGTCGTCTGATTTCCCGCCACCGAAGATGCTCAGCATCTCGGTCTGGTCGTCGTTCCTGTAGGCGATTCCGCCGTTGGGGACGACCACGGGCTCCTCTGGCTTCTGCTGGACGTTCTGCATCGGCTGCTGGACGGTCGGGGTCGCCGCATACGGTTCAGGTTTGCCGAACATGTACTGGTTGCCTTCGCGGTGGTAGGGGAGCCTGTACATCGAAGTCTTGCCGTCGACGGTCGTGCGTCTGAACACGACGGTGTTCTCGGTCGCGTTGATTATTTCGATCTTCGAGCTGGTGCGCTCTGCCAGTTCGTTCTGTAGGGCGATCTTGTCGGGCTGCGCGAGATCCTGCGACAGCCCCTGCGCGAACGGGTCGCCCTCGCTGGATTCGTCTGAGTCCTGCGCCGTCACGACGATAATCCGAGGCATCTGTTGATCTTGCGGCATCGCCGGCATGTGGTGCCCGACCATCCCGTGCATCGGGATCACCGGCAACCCGCCCTTCTCGTCGGCCTTGATGGAGATGGTGCCGGTCATCTGGTTCGCGCCGTGGAGTACGGGGGAAACCTCGTAGAGCTCGACCTCCTTGAGGATGTTGGCCTGCAGGGACTGGTCGTAGATGGAGTCGATTGTCTTGTAGCCGATCGACCACTCCTGGTCCTCGCCGAAGAAGGCCACGGTGGCGAATGCCTCCCTGCCTTTCTCCGAGTTGAGGTTGAACTGCACCTTTGCGTACAGGCCGCCTATCCCGGCGTTCCGCATCTTCGAAGGGAGGCGCGAGTCGCCGACGGGCACCTCGTACATCTCCAGCACCTTGCCGATCGGGTCGTTCCACGAGTGGCCCCACACGACGCGAGGCTTTCTGTGCGAAAGGCTCTTGGCGAAAGCGCCGCTTATGACTATGTCGCCGACGGAATCCTTGTTCCCGATGCCGGCGACGAAGCACTCGACGATCCCCTGCGCCTGGTCGACGTTCAGTTGGCCGTTGTTCCCGGTTTTGAAGATGAGGTTTTCCATCGTCCTGCTTACTTGGTGTGTCGCCTGACTATATTAAACCAAAATACCTCGCGGCGCAGCAACTACTATCTTTAATTAAGTAATAGGCTGGGCTAATTGCTGAATTGATCCCAGAGCGAGGACGCGACCATCTCCGCGATGGTGAACCTGTCCTTGGCGTCCACCTGGGCGTAGGTTTCGATGAGGTTCTCCTTGAAATTCGCCATCCTCGGATCAGCACCGGACACGGACAGCGAGGACTTTATCGCCTGCCCTATCTCGTCCTCTATCTGGTTGTTGATGCCCTGAAGCTGGGTGAGCCTCGGGGTGGATGCCTCCACCATCGTCTTTCTCTCGGGCTTGGGCAGGCCCGCGCTCTCGGCCGCGTCCTGCATGATGGCGAACAGCACCGGCCTGACGTCGTCCTCGAGTTGCTTGTACCAGACGTCTCGGTTGAAAACCGATTCCAGACCTAGGGTCCCCGCCGACAGGGACTTCTTCGATTTGATCCCCATCGATTTCTCCATCACGACGCGTTGCTGGCGCTCGATGACCCTCTCCAGCGAGCGCGAGAGGATCTCCGACCACCTCTCGATGGCGCGCTTCTCGTCTGAGTCCTTCGTCTCCGCCGGGACCTGCCCTATCGGCGTCGCCTCTGCCGTGACCATTGGGACGTCGGGCGAACCCGCGGGGTTCGCCTGCTGCATTGCCGCCGCGATGGCCCCGGCCATGGTGTCTGGTTCGGGCGGCGCCCCTGCGGCCTGCGCCGGTGGCGCGCCCATTCCGGGCATCGGTGCCGGTGGCGCCTCGGGGGCCCCGGTCATGCCCGGCACGGCGCCCTGTGGCGGACCGCCGGCCATCATCGGCGGCGACTCCATCTTCTTCTTCGTGTTTCCGATCGGCGTGAGGTTCGGGTTCATCAGGAGCGAGTCCGCGAGATCGGATTCGACACCCTTCCTGCCGCTGCCGGTCCGGTATTCGTTGAGGCTGATCAGCCCGCGCGAGAATTCGTCGCTGAGGTACCTCTGCCTCTCCTGCTTGTAGAGCATGAGCACCGGCACCTCGCTGACGTCGAAGTCCACGTAGTTATCTTCGTCCAGCTCGTCGAGCGCCCGTGCTATGGGCTCGAGGTGCGGGAGCATGGTCTCGGTCCAGAAAACCCTGATCTCCTCGGCCGCGTTTGAGAAGGTGCGACCCGATGCGTTGCCGATGACGGACTCGGGCACGCCGAAGGCGGCGAGTATCTCTTCCTTCGTTATCTGCCTCATCTGTATGTAGGCGGCATCCCTCGGCGACGCTCCGACGTCCACGTACTCGGCGCCGTCGTCCGCCGCGAGCACCGTCGTCTGACCGGCCCTCGACAGGTTGCCCCTGAACCTGCTCCTCAGCTCCTCCTTGTCATCCTCGTCGAGCAACCCGCGCACGACCAGCAGGCCGCCCGGCCGACCGTCGTTGATGAGGAAGTTTCTGTTGTAGAGCTTCGCGAAGTTCTCTATCTCGATCGCCACGCCGGCTGATTCCATCGGCGTCATGGACAGGTAGGGGTCTAGCGGGTGCGGGCGACGAATCCAGACGACGTCCTCGGGCTTGAGCACCATTTTCGTTCCCTGCGGGAGCAACACCTCGTACCCCTGCACGAATTTCTTGGGGTCGGGGATCGGCGCGGTCGATTGCGGCGGCAGGAGATTCAGCC